TTAATGTATCAGGATTGGAGGCAGTATTGTTTATGCGCAATATGGACTACATTGGTATTTCGCAGACTATTGGACGTGTGATTCGTTTGGGTGACTCATCCAAGAAGTTTGGTCTGGTTGTTGTTCCTGTGTATGATAAAGTTGGTATCTCAACTTCACGATCCATTCAGGCAGTTGTTGATACAATCTTCAATAAGGGAGAACCAGCAATATCAGTGGTTCGCAGTTGAGACTCAATGAGAACCCAGGCCACCACTGGAGTCAAAACACGATTTTTTGATGATTCTACCCTGAGGGTATGAAAGGTCATTCACCACAAACGAAAACACCGATTTTTTGGAAAGTATTGCAAATGAAAGACGGATTTCTAATCAACAAGGGCGAATATGCTGTTGTTCCATATGGAAACTCTGGATACATTATTCTACACAATGGACAACAACTTGAGAAACTTTGTAGAACGGAAAGTTCGGCAAGGAAATATATAAATGAACACAGAAAATCCAAGTCAGTTGCAAAATTACAAATCTTCGATTAAAATGTATGTATGAGCAATTCTAAAGATTTAGACAAGTTTTATACTCACCCAGATGTTGCAAAAAAATTTGTTAGCATTATAAATCAAAACTTTCCTTTAGATAAGTTTGATTTAGTGATCGAACCTTCTGCTGGAAATGGTAATATATTGCAGTATCTTCCTGAAGGTTCTATAGGTCTTGATATTCAACCTGAAGGAGATGAGATAATCAAACAAGACTTTTTTGAATACGATCCTGGTTATCATCCACTCCTAAACAATATCAAAATAGCATGTGTTGGAAACCCACCTTTTGGGTCTGGATATATGAACCCTCTTGCAAAAGCATTTTTTAATCATGCAGCAACTTTCAGTGATTTAATTGCATTTATTGTGCCTGCAAAATGGCAAACATCATGGAAAGTTCAATTTCAGTTAAATAAAGAGTTTAATTTATATTTTACGGAGATACTTCCCAAGAACAGTTTTGTGCTTGATGGGCAACCATATAATGTATGTTGCTGTATGCAAATTTGGTCAAGAGTAGCAAGAAAAGACTTGATTGATTGTAGAATTAGGAATAGACCACCGACTAAACATGATGATTTTGATATGTTCCTGACTTGTGATAATGTACCAAAACTACCTGAAGTAAGAGAACAAATAAAAAATCAAGAATACTGGGAGTTTGCTCTCAAATATTGGGGACAAATTCGTGTGTGTAACTTTAATGAAGTTTCTTCAAGCACCACAACACACTACCTTTTTAAGTCCCAAAAAGCATATGTGAGAGATATATTTGAGCAGATAGATTGGAGCAAGTATGTGTCCAATATGGGAGCACCTAATGTTGGTGGAAAATCCTTGGTTGTTAAGGCATATATTGATAAGAAAAGAGAACTTGGAATAGTTGATTAACTCGGGGCCTTCAAAGTGTCCCTATAGTGTGACGTTGCATGACCAACTTCTCTTCCTTACATTATTTGGATTTAATTATGTCTTTTTTGCCTAAAGTTTTGAAAGAATATGATATTGATTTCTCTAACGAACTTCCAATAGAAACCTTTCTTGATTATGGGTTTTATAAAATTGCAGATGTTTCGTTAAAATCAAAAGAACGATTTGTTAAAAACCCAGAGGTCAATCCAATTGAATATGTTGTTGTTCCTGGTTTAGAACAAAAATACAATTCTTATCGTGAATTGATTTACATTCTTGCTATTGATGGTAAAGTTGCTAAAATTGGTGGAACTTATGTTGGAATGAAAGGACGACATTCATCATATAACTGTGGAACTCGTAAAGCACGAACAAAAGGAACTTGTTCTGTCACCAACTTTAACATTACGGAAACACAATATGCTGCTATTATGAATAGTAAGCGTATTGAATGGTACGTTTATGATGTACCTCTTGCCGAAGCAACTATCAACGTGTGGGGTGAGCAACTTTCCTATAATGCAAAGACTTTTTATAAGTATGAGAGTGTATTGTGTGAAAAATATAAGAAATTGACAGGACATTTTCCTATTCTATCTGCTAATGCTGGAGTTGAATAACTCTGGGGCCTTCAAAGTGTCCCTATAGTATGAAGAACACACACCTAGAACACCCAGAAGATGAGATTCTCACAGGTGACCTATCTGTGCTGAATTGGTTCACTGCAAAATCAAAGATTACCGTCAAAATTGATGGTGCTCCCGCAATAGTTTTTGGTACAAACCCAGAGAACGGTAAGTTCTTCGTGGGCACCAAAAGTGTATTCAATAAAGTCAAGATCAAAATCAACTATTCCGTAGAAGATATTCTTCGTAATCACGGTAATAATGTTCGTGTCTCAGAGATTCTGATTGCTTGCTTTCACAATCTACCACGCATCTCTGGTATTATTCAGGGAGACTTTATTGGTTATGGTGGTTCCGACACATATTGCCCCAATACTATCACATATAAGTTTCCAAAAGTAATCACTCAACCGATTATCTTTGCCCCTCATACAACCTATTCTGGGAGCAATCTTCGTGATTGTAGTGCATCCTTCGGTGCGAAAGTTCGTGCCTGTTCTACAGTCTTATGGGTGCGTCCTAGAGTGTCTTTAACTGATGATCGTGAAGATATTCTTGATTTCTGTAACTTTGCCCGACAGATGAGCACTTTGTGTGAATTTGTGTCCGAAAAAGAAGCAGTCAAGATCAAGAAAGAGATCAACCTTTGTATTCGTGAGAATCGCAAAGTGTGTGAGTATGAGATTGCCGAGAAGTGTAATTGCGACAAGAACTTAATTCGATTGTGGAAACTTGTGGAATCTATCAAGATGGATTTATTCTTCTACATTCGTGCCGACAGAAACATTTCCTGTGAGATTGATGGTCGCAGTAGTGAACACGAAGGATATGTGATTACTAACAAGTATGGTTCATACAAAGTTGTGAATCGCACAGAGTTTAGCAGACTCAACTTCACTCTGGAGAAATCCTGGAGTTAGTAACTCTGGGGCCTTCAAAGTGTCCCTATAGTATGAACACCTCTTCTCAAATCTCTAAAATGAGACAAACTCACCGCTTTGTTTGTATGACTGAAGCAGTAGACTTTTTCGTTGAAAAGTTTCACTGGACTCGGCAAGAATCTTGTCACTTTATCTGGGATAATCAGTTCACTATGGGAACTGATCGTGCTATTTGGATCACCGAACCTTCTAACTGATTATGACACTCACCATTCAGGCACGGGCACAAAAAACCATCACAGATTTGGTTCTCAAGAATACTCTGCTACTGATTGAGTCTCTCAAAGATAACTACCGCGAGTATTCGATTCGTGGTCATCAACATTCTCTGAATCGTTTTGATGCCACTCCTGGTTATCATCAACAAAAGATTGATGAACTCAAGTCTGGTAAGTGTGACATTGATTATCAGATAGTGACTGGTAAAAAGTATCATAAGGTCGTTTATGTTGATGGTGGTGGGAATCGCAGTGTTCACTGCTTCATTGATAAGAATAGTGGTTCGGTTCTAAAATCCGCATCGTGGAAATCACCTGCCAAAGGTGAAAGATATAATCTCTGTATTATATCACATAGAGAATGGTTATTTGCGAATGCCGATTGGTCGGGAGGATATTTATACCGATGATTGAAAATCGTGCCCGCATTCTTTCCAGTTTTATTATCTGTTTTGCCTACATTATCACAATGTATCACGACACAACTTTAGGTTCTCGATTATATCTGGTGGGCAATTCTCTTGCCATTCCATATATGATTCGCCATAAGTGTTGGGATATTGTTGCTCTCTTATCTTTTCTAATTGTTGCTGGTTTACCAAAGGTTTTCTCATGAAGTTCATCGTTGATCTCTATGTTGGTGGTAAAGTGTTTAAGGAGCAAGTGCAGGCAAACAATCAAAAAGATGCCCGAGAAACTGCACTGGCAAGAAACCCAACTGCAAAAGTAATTGGAATCAATGTAAGTTTTCGTTGATTACAACAACTCTGGTGGGGCCTTCAAAGTGTCCCTATAGTGTAAGCACTCATCCTTCTTCAAACAAACAAAATCATGGGAACTCGCTCACGCATCGGCATTCAACTCGCAGATGATTCCATTCTTTCGATATATTGTCATTATGATGGTTATCCTGAGTTCAATGGTGTTAAACTCCAAGAACATTTCAATTCTTATGAACTTGCTACTGAATTGATTGATGGTGGTGATATTAGTTGCCTGTGGACTAATACTGGTTGGAATAATGAAGTTCTTCCAACTACAGGTGCTCTTTATTATTCTTCCCGTGGTGAAGATTGCCCTCCTCGTCTTGATGCTACCTTTGGTAAGTATATTGGGAATAATGAAGAGTATGCCTATCTATTTGCGAATGGCGAATGGGTATGTTACAATAACAGACGTTGGGATGATAAGTTTCTACAACAAGTAGAGATTCCTGTTGCTGTGGCAGTATGAGTAAAGAACTCCGGGGCCTTCAAAGTGTCCCTATAGTATGACCACTACTCCTTCTTCAAACAAAATGACTCAAACAGTTCAGGAATTCTTCACAGAAAACGAATGGGACATGATTTACAATTTCATCGGAAATGCTCTGGACAATGATGATTATGAGTGCGAAGATGTTTATGCGATTCGTGCTAAAATTCACAACCTCTTTCTTCCCCAATGAACACTCCAAACTGGAAACATAACTCTGGTAAGTGTAAACGAACCAAGGGTATGTGTAAGGGTCAGATTGTAGCACGTAAACAATCACTTAAATCACTCAAACTGAAACTTTCCAAATGAACAGACAAGACTGCATTGATGAATTGATTGGAACATTTACGGATCGCCTTGAGTGTCTGATTCGTAGAGATGATTATGCCAGTGCCGATGCAATTCATTCTGAATTTGTTGTTGGTGGAATTGAACCTGAAGATGGTGAATATATCTGGTTATTTGTTCCGAATCTTGTTTGCTAAGAACTCCGGGGCCTTTAAAGTGTCTCTATAGTGTAACCACTCAACCAACCAACTCAAACCAAATGCAACTCTCTGTTCGCTGTACTTCTGCCCCTTGGGAGAATGAAACCACTGATGAAGATCGTGCCATTGACATTGCATATTCTCTCTCTGAAGAATACTCTTGCGATGTGCAGTTGATATACACTTCAACTGGAACTATTCA